AGTGCAGCTGCTATTGCAGGTACAAAGATTGCTGATGCTGCTATCTCTACAAACAAGATTGCAAACAGTGCAGTCACTACCGTTAAGGTAGAGGATGAAGCGATTGTTTCAGGTAAGATAAATAACTCTGCGGTAACGACCGTTAAAATTGCTGATGCTGCTGTAACTACATCAAAGCTTGGTGACGATGCTGTCACTGAGGATAAGCTCAACAACACAGCTGTAACTGCAGGTAGCTATACAACTGCTGATATCACTGTCGATGCACAAGGCAGAATCACTGCTGCTTCCAGTGGAGTTATCGGTACTGCTGAAATTAGTGATGGTGCTGTTACAACTGCAAAGCTTGCAGACAATGCTGTAAATAGCAACAAACTTGCAGCAACACAGCTGAAGAACCTTGCAGGCATGACTACTGCTGCATCTTCTGCTGTTGCAGCCCTTTCTGACACAGAAGTTGGAATTCTTGACGGTGCAACTGTAAGCACAGCCGAATTGAATCAACTTGATGGCAAAACTCTAACCAATAGTTTTACTTCAAATAGCACAACTCAATTCCCAAGCTCTAGTGCTATCACCACATATGTTGTGGGACTGATGGATAGTCTTGGTGGCTTTGTTGCTATTGCAGATGAAAGCAGTTTTCCAAATGCAAACCCAGATCCGTCTGATGATGCTGGCACTGTCGTGTCTATTTCCGATGCTGGCGGTATGTCAATCAATTCTTCTGGTGAGGGATCAGGACAAACAGTTGGAAGTTCTGCTGTAACTATTAAAGGGTTTCCTACAGCGTTGCGGAGCAGCACATTAGCCGCTGGTGTGGGCTTGCAGGTAATCTCAACCTCTACGCTTAACACCTACAACTACCACAAGGTTATTCCTAGAGAGAGTGATACTGCACAACTTAGTGATGATATCAATGACTTCTTTGCACGGTATCGTACTGGCAGTACTAATCCTACGACTGATCTAGATGCTGGTGACTTGTTTTATAACACGTCTACCAACAAGATGCTTGTGTATAACGGGACATCAACAGCGTGGGAAGAGGTTCAATCTATTGGTAATTTCTACTTTAATACACTCAGTTCCTCTGGTGAAACAGGTGGTGGTTCTGCATCTTTTAATGGCTCAGCCTATAGGTTTACACTAAACAACCCACCATCATTTGCACAGCAACTACTGGTCAGTGTTAACGGTATTATCCAAAAACCTAATAGTGGTACAGCACAACCATCTGATGGGTTTGCCGTTTCTGGTTCTGACATTATCTTTGCCGAAGCACCTGCTAATGGTTCTGATTTCTTTGCTATTACGTTAGGCGCATCAGTTAATATTGGTTCACCTAGTGATAATACAGTAAGTACAGCTAAGCTTGTTGATGGTGCTGTCACTAACGCCAAGGTCAGCAGCAGTGCAGCCATTGCTGGCACCAAGATTAGCCCGAACTTTGGCAGTCAAAACGTTTTAACGACTGGATCGGCTGGCATTGGAACGGCGTCGCCTGCTTCTAAATTAGACGTTGTTGGCGACATTAGAGCAGTTACTTCGACCACATCAGCCAACACTACTCGTATTGGCAACTCAGGTAATAGTGTTTTTGTTGGTGTAGAAAGTGAAGATGGCGGAGCAAACATTGCGGGTTCTACTGGTTATGCAGGCACGCTAACTTCCAATAAGGCTATTCAATTCAGCACCACCAACGGTGCGTCTGTTCAGGCCACTCTCACCAGCACGGGAAATTTTGGGATTGCGACAAGTTCGCCTTTAAGACAGTTGTCTGTCAATGATTTTACAGGAAATGGAACAGTAAGTATCAACGCCGGAACCAGTAACGCGAGCACTCTGTATTTTGCAGATGCTGCTACCGGAAATGGCGTTTTTACAGGTTTTATTCAATACAACCACAACAGTAATGCTATGCAGTTTGCCGTCAATGACGGCGCTGAGCGGATGAGAATCGATAGCTCGGGCAATGTGGGGATTGGAACGACTTCAATTGCTTCAGGCGGCACTGGCACTAGAAACTTCAACGTACACACACCGGCTGCGACTTCTGTTTACTTAAAACTTTCAAATTCATCTACAGGCAATACGGCTAGTGATGGCTTCGATTTAAGCGAAGATTCTAGCGGCAATGCTTATTTAATTAACCGTGAAAACGGTGCTATGGCGTTCTGGACGAACTCAACGGAGAAGATGCGAATCGGGTCTACCGGTACGGTACAAACATACGCTGATAGCACCACTGACAGTCTATTTTTATCAAACTCATCTTCTGCAGGTACTTCAATAATTTTGTTAGGTGGTAGGCATTCCGCTAGTAGTACAACAACCGGAACATTATCTTTCCGTGTTTATACAAACGGCAACGTTCAAAACACCAACAACTCCTATGGTGCAATCTCTGACATTAAACTGAAAGAAAATATCGTTAATGCTTCTTCTCAGTGGGATGACTTAAAGGCAATTCAGGTTCGTAATTACAACTTTATTGAAGGACAAAGACACACTCAAATTGGTGTTGTTGCCCAAGAGGTTGAGACTGTATCACCTGGACTTGTCACTGAATCGCCTGATCGCGACGAAGAAGGAACTGACCTTGGCACCGTTACTAAGTCAGTTAATTACTCCGTGCTTTACATGAAAGCCGTTAAAGCACTTCAAGAAGCGATGGAACGCATTGAAACCCTAGAAACAAAAGTTGCCGCACTAGAAGGAGGTGAATAATGGCAGGACTTACTAAAGTTACAACTGGTGGTATTGAAGACGGTACTATTCTCAACGCAGACATCAACACATCAGCTTCTATTGATGCGTCGAAAGTTAGTGGGCTTGTTACTGACAAAATTGAAGAAGGTAATACAAATGTTGAAGTTGTAGATGCTGGACCTGATGGTCACATTACCTTTGACACTAATGGTAGTGAACGACTTAGAATCGACAACTCGGGCAATGTATTTCTCGGTGGTACGACTGCCTCAAGTGCAAATTTTGCGCTGAATGCGGCGGGTGGCTTTACTAGCTCTGCTGATTGTATAATCAATCCCGGTAGCATAAACGTCTACAAGGGTTCTTCAAATTCTCCCGTTTGGAACGGTGGATGGAAAGCAAATGTAGATGGAACTCCTACCACAAATATTACAACCACCATCAGTTCGTCTGGCACTATCAACGCTGCAAACGGAAAAGCAAACATTTCAGCCGTAACAGATGGCGCGATCATTAATGTAAGAAACGATAATACCGGGCAAAACGCTTTTGAGGTCTACAACGGAGGTACTTCACTTAGCAACTTAAGAGCTCACATTGGGTCGGACGGCTCCGGAAACTTCGGCGGCTCCGGAAACTTCGGCGGCTCCATCACAGCGTCGGGCACTCTCACCTTAAACAAAAACTATGGTGGCAATTCTTCAGGCAGCGTAAAAACATTAGTGATAAATAGCGGAGGCAATAATAGCTCAGGCGTAATGTCCGAAAAGATTGCTATGTTTGCGGACGGCAAAATCACATCAGAAGCTCGGATCATTTCTACTGATTCTTCTTCTGGAGGTGCTGGTGCTAATGATAAGTATTCTTATCTACAAACCGGTGTAGTTTCTGTAAGAAATGACAGCAGTGACACTGCATTAGAAGTCGCTTCCGTCGGTGGCGGTGTTAATTGCACGATTACGGGTGGTGGTGCCATCTCAGCGGCGGGCACCATCACAGGTGGTGCTCGTGTTGTAGTCAATGCTGATGGTACAAAAGGTAACTCAGATAATGCTTTTTACCTCTATCAAGATGACGGATCAACCGTCAGCGTAAGCATGACCGCTGGTGGCTCCGCAACCTTCGCGGGCAAGATTACTTCACAAGGCAATGCAGCACTCGGAGCTGCAGACGGATCAATTATTGATGGACAAAGCGGATTCTCAGCTTCTATTGGCAATTCAAGTTCTTTGCTGTTTAGAGGATATACGACCGGCAATTCAACTCCGACATTCTCGGTAACGGCTGGCGGCTTGATCTACACGGCGGGCGGATTAACCTCCCAGAATACCGTCTTAGTAAACGCCCCTATTATTGCTAACCGTTCTAATGGCAATGATCATGCCTTAATTGCACAGCTAGGGGGCAGCAACAAAGTAGTAATCCAGGCTGACGGCGATGCAAGCTTCGCGGGCACCGTTACAGCCAACGGCACAGTCCTGACATCTGATCAACGGTTTAAAGAAAATATCACGCCTGCTAATCCGCAGCTTGATGATATTAAAGCCTTAGGTGCTCAACTTAAGAACTTTGATTGGAATGCGGATGCTCCTTCAAGCAACGGCACTCGTCAACTTGGTTTAATTGCACAAGACGTTGAAGCTGTTTGCCCTGGCATCGTTAAGACCATTGCTCGCACTAAGCAAGGTGCAGAACTAACCCCTGAAACTACTGACGAAGAAGGTAACGTCACACCTGCTACGTATGAAGAGCTGGACGACAGTTACAAAGGCATCAGTCATGACGCTTTGATTATGAAACTGCTTGGTGCAGTTGCTGAACTATCAGCAAAAGTTGCCGCTCTTGAAGCTGGCTGACGGCAATCCGCCCCATTCTCAAGCGGGGCTTTTACTTTTAACATTATTATTATTATTATTTCAAATGTCTAAATCTAGTACTTGGTCAATTAATCAACTCGATCGTGAAAATGCAGACGGCTTTGTCTTTACGGCTCACTATACCGTTAACGTAACTGATGGCACTTATAAAGCTGGTGCTTACGGAAGCGTTGGTTTTGAACGTCCTGAAACCTTGGTTCCTTATGCAGACCTGACTGAAGAAATTGTTCTTGGTTGGGTCAAAGAAGCTATTGGTGGTGCTGAAAAGGTTTCTGGAATTGAAACGCAACTAGAAGCTGTTGTTGACGAACAAAAAAACCCAACTAAATCAACTGGTCTACCCTGGTCTTAATTATGATTACACTTATTCGCCCAATTCTTTTTTCATTTCTCAAGTCTGACAAAGTTAAAAGCTTGATTGTTGAAATGCTTGAAAAGCTTGTCGAGTCAACCGATAACGACATCGATGACAAAGCTGTGGAGTTTATTCGCAACGGGTTGTTCCCGGCTAAGTAATGGATTGGGGAGAACCACCGGTACTACCCTCTGTAGTCCTCCCTGAACCACCCAATTTACCTAAACCAATACTTGACATACCAAGGGCAGACTTACCGTCTTACAGGCCCTTGGTGGTGCCTCCTAGTGATCTCAGACCTCCACCAGGAATTAATTCTGATCCGAAGGATGAGCCACCTAAATCAAAAGTACCTGTAGTACCACCACCAGCATTTCCCACAATTCAAGTTCCGGGAACTGATATCGAAGTCCCAGTACCAAGCGGTGAAATTCTTGTCACTGCTGCTACAACCGCTGTCGTATCAGTAGCTGCCACCTTATCCGCTACAGCTCTTTTTAAATACCTAGTCACCTTATTGAAGCCTGTATTTAAACAAGCATGGAGCAAGATAACAACAAAAAAGGTGAGTTCATAAAATTCGTCGTACTTGTTTGGTCAGCTGGTCTTTTGACAGCCAGCTATGCAGGTTGGATGGAAAAGATGGACCCTACCTATGTCGCATCAATTCTAAGCGGCACATTGGCAACCTTTTCAATAACTAGAGAAAAGAACAAATGAAAAGACTACTTGTCTTGTTACTGATTGCTTGCCCAGTTTCAGCGCAATCCGTTACACCTAATTTTACTCAAGGTAGTATGCAATCTACTACTACTACCACAACTGATATTGACCGAACCATTGAAACTGAAGTGTTCGGTGGAGCATATAAATCATGGTCTGGAACCAACATTACACCCAGTGGTTCAATAGAAAACAATTCAACAACGTTTTCACTAACGACCGCAGGAGACGCCTTTCAGCTGGAAATCGTAGAGCGGGCAGCAGGTGTAATAGAGACAATCGACATTACCGAAACAATCGAACAAACCTCTACTACTACCTCCTTATCAGTCTTCTCTCAGTAAGTCCTGCTTACGCTGAAGACCCAAAGGTATCTAATACGTCATCGCCGGTCGCTGCTGCAACGGGCAATGTGACTAATCAGGCGGTGCAGTTCCAAAACAATGGAGCACCTAGCCGACAATATTTTGTTAACGGCAACAGCTGTAACGGAACAACGATGACATTTCAACCATTTTACATGGGTGGTGATGTACATACTGAGTCCTATCAGCGTACAAGTAACTTCGGCGTTCAGGTTGGATTGTCAGTACCTCTTGATGGGGGCATGGTTGAAACCTGCAAGCAAATAGCTAGACGCCATGAACAGAAGATGCGTTTGGACTACGAACTAGTCCGTGCACTTAAGTGTACAGAAATTATGAAAGCAGGGTTTACCTTTCGACCAGGAAGTCGAGTAGAAGTCCTGTGTAATGACATCGTACCAATCGTATCGCTTACAAATAACAAATCCGACAAATAATGCTCGAAGCAACAGTGACGCTTGTCATCGCTGCAATTGCTGGCGGTGCAGCTTTAAATAACAGATTACATCAAAGAGTTAATAACGTGCACGACCGTATTAGTGGTCTTGATCGACGTATTGACGCCATCGAACTAGGGGTTGCTACTGACTACGTGTCAAAGGCGGACCTTTCGGTCATGACTAAGCGGATGGAAGATCACATGATCCGCATTGAAAACAAATTAGATCAAATCGTATTAAGGAATGGCAGCTAAAAAGAAATGGCCATCAATTCGTGATGGCAAACCGGCAACATCTACACCTGTTAAATACTATCCTGGTTTAGGTTACGCACCAATCCGCAAGGCTAAAAAACGAAAAAAATCAAAAAACAGCAAATTAAAAATCGCGTAATTATGTCCTACCAACTAGTTGATAATATCCGTGGCAAAGTCCTTCAAGAGTTTGCAACCAAGGCGGAAGCAGAAAAGGCTTTTAACCACCAGTCTAGTGAAGCTGATCTATCTATTGTAGAACCAGTTAAAAAGACAACACCCAAAAAGAAGGTGGCTAATGTCAAAAAAGAAAGCAACTGAAGATCAGTTTAACGAACTCCATAACCTAGTTACAAAAGAGTTTCTTGCCCGAATTAAATCAGGTGAAGCTACTACACAAGATCTAAAGGCTGCCTGTGATTGGCTCAAAACCAATGATATCAGTGGTGTTGCTTATGACGGTAACCCACTGTCCAAGCTAGCCAGCGTTATGCCTGAGATCGATCCTGAACTTGTACAAACGAGACTTTATGGCAAGCGGTAAAACATCTCAGTATTACAAATCAAACCCTGCTGCAAAACAGCGTCGTCTAAAGCAACAGGCTAAATACAACAAGACTAAGAAAGGGTTAAAGATCCGAACTAACGCTAATAAGTTAAATCGGAAACTTGGTACTTATGGCAATGGTGATGGCAAAGACGCCTCACATACAGGTCCAAATAAAGGAAGGTTAGAAAAATCCTCTACTAACCGAAGACGACCTCGCCTAAATATCAAGTACGCATGACCCCCTTACTTCCAACTCCTGATCATTACCTTAACAACCTAATAACCATGACATCCTCTGAAGCAAAGCGTCTTTGGAGGCGCAGCATTAAAGAGCATTTCGGCTGTACATGTGTTTATTGCGGAGCAACTTATGAATTACACGAACTTACTTTGGATCACGTTCATCCTCGCACCTTTGGCGGTGAGGATATTACCAGCAATCTGGTATGCGCTTGTACTCAATGTAATCAGGACAAAGGAAGTACACATTGGCGTTCTTGGATGAGAGGACGCTTTGGATTGAATCCTCTACGTGAGGAGCTTATTCTTTCGCATATTAATTAATGAGTAAACAAGAAATTAATAAGGACTCACTTCGTGCAGTGTTGGCACGTATGGCTCTTAATAATCCTAATGTGTCAACTGCACAAGCCAAAGAAGCTCAACGGATTCTTAAAAGTATTAAAGATACTAAACCTATTTTAGGTCAGGGCAGTGTTCGTTTTGATAATCATGAACTTGACACTAGCGTCAAACTTCAACGTGGTGATGGACCAAAATCCCCAGCTGAAATATCCTTTACCACTGAGACTGGTTATGAGCGTCCTGATAAACCTAATACTAAAGCACGTCAATTAGGAATTAGAGCTGCTGTTAATCAAGGAGTTGATCAATTACCGACAGCACGCGATGGTACTAAACGCAACGCTTATTACGAGTTTGAGCCAATTGAAGATATGAAGGATTTTAGAAATAGAAGAGTAGGTCAAACCGATAACCAACGAGCAAAAATGTATCGCCGGTTTTCTAATGGTGCAATGAATGCTGTTCTTGAACCTTCTACTGGCTCTATGGTTGGTCGTGGTGAACGTATTTCTGATGACACCTTTCAACCGCGTGGTGAAAAAGGTCGTCTACAAAAACATGTTAAATGGAACCTTGGTGAACCTGTCAAACGCTTAGATAAAATTGCTCGTCAAGTTACACAACCATTACGCATTATTGCTAATGCTGCTAACCGCGCTAACCCTTATCTTTTGTCGGCTGACTTAATTCAACAAGACATTAAAAATTCTAGTGTTGCTGACGGCACGCTTGCAAATAGAACACCTGCTGAAATGGGTGTTATGGGACCACCTGCTCCTAAACCTAAATCTAAATCTAAACTTGCAATCAAAGCACCTCCTAAGAAGAATACAGCTGTACTAGCTAAAAAAGGTGGTAAAACTGGCTCTTCAATTAACGGATTGTTTATTGCACATCCTTGGTCTGCTAAACAACGAAACCGTTACGCAGCTAGAGGCGGTAAATAATACATGGATACCCTCGACTTACTGAGGGGTGATTTCAAGCTGTTCCTGCAAGCCCTGTGGCAGCAGCTTGACCTTCCTTCGCCCACACGCGCACAGTACGCAATCGCAGACTATCTACAACACGGTCCTAAGCGTCTACAAATTCAAGCCTTCCGAGGAGTCGGCAAAAGCTGGATTACAGGTGCTTTTGTGTTGTGGACACTATTCAATGATGCAGAAAAAAAGATCATGATTATCTCAGCGTCTAAAGAACGCGCAGATAACATGTCAATCTTCCTGCAAAAATTAATTATTGAGACGCCTTGGCTGTCTCACCTACAACCTAAATCAGATGATAGTCGCTGGAGTCGTATTAGCTTTGATGTTAATTGTAGTCCTCACCAGGCCCCCTCAGTCAAATCAGTAGGTATTACTGGACAGCTGACGGGTAGTCGTGCAGACCTAATGATTTTGGACGACATCGAGGTTCCTGGTAACAGTCTTACGGAAATGATGAGAGAGAAGCTTCTACAACTTTGTACTGAAGCTGAATCCATCCTTACCCCTAAAGATGATAGTCGAATCATGTACCTCGGTACACCTCAGACAGTCTTTACGGTCTACAGAAAGCTCGCAGAGCGTAACTACAGACCTCTTGTATGGCCAGCTAGGTATCCTCGTCAATTAACTAATTACGAAGGTCTCCTTGCACCTCAACTACAAGAAGATATTGACCAAGGTGCTGATAAATGGCAAGTAACTG